TTATCCATCACTGGATAGAGTGGAGTAGCCATACGAACAAAGCCGTTGGCATCAACGGCAAAGGTATCACCTGGAATCACTTCATCACAGAAAATAGGGACAATGTAACCAGAGTTAAAAGTAGTTTTGAGACCGAAATCACGTTGAAACGAGGAACGAGGGATATCAAGACTAGGGACTTTAGAAAATTCATGGTTCATTACAGATTTCATGGTTAGCTCCGTTTGTTGAGAAAGTCAGAATTATAACGCTCACGATAGAAGTTTAAAGCGTAAGAGGAGAGAAAATCAAATAGGGCAATCTGGTCAGCAATGGTCATATTATCAAGTTGATTAAGAACTTGAAGAAGATCATCACGGGAAGTATCGAAAAAATTGCGTTGACGACTTTGTTCATTAAGCATTGGAAGCCTCCTGGGGTTTAACGAGGACAACTTCATGGAAACGAAGGAGGCAAGTAGGAACACTCAGGAAATCAAATTGAGCAGTAGAATCAGAATAAGAACCAAGATGAAACAGAGAGAAATCAGAAGGATGGCGAGAAACATCATTATTGGGATTAGACAGTACATCTTGAGCATAGCGATCAATGAGCGCAAGAGTCGGAAAAAATAAGGGACGTGAATAAACTTTAGCTTTAGTATCAAAGATAGTGACGACTTCATAGTTCATGGGTAAATCCTCTAGTAAGTTTTTTAAGTTTCCGCTCTTTAATAGAACGCTTAACAGATAACCGAGCAGGTGAATTATCAGAAGCGACCTGTAAAGCCTTGACTTTACGAGATTCTTTAACCATAGCATGTTTATCAGGGTCATGTCTATGGAGTAATTTATCATAATAACGAGGGGGGCGCATTTTAACGCCACGGACAGTAACAAAATCTTTTTGGAGATCAGTAGAATAAGCATCGTGCCACTCACGAGCAATGGCTGGACGACGGGACATATCACAGTATTCAGGGAGGCGATCAATGACTTCGCCGTAATCATCGACATATTCATAGTGAGCCTGGACCAGATCACCGTTAACTTTTTTCATCACATAGCGAGCAACATAAGCAGCAGACTCGAAGGTAACGTCACCGACAGTAACAAAGCCATGTGACCATATATCAGCAAGGATTTGAGACTTGTAGAGTTTGACTTCATCCCTAACAGAAATGAGTTCAAGATCAGGTGGAGACCAGCCAAATATACAAGCATGGAAATGAGGACGAGTGAATTGTTCACCATATTCACCACACATAAAATATTTAATTTTTAAAGGGTGGAGATATTTGCGGAACCTTTTCATAAACTTTTGAAAGGTTGATTTACGCAAAGAGATAGGATTATCAGCAAAAGTGAGAGTAAGGAAACAATTAGTATCATGAAGGGATGCTTCATGAACACAACGAACGGCCCACTGACGGGAGCGTTCTAAGCGGCAATTAGTACATTGGCCGCAAGGGAGGATGAGCTTGGCATAACCGGGACGGAATTTAAAAACAGGTTTTGAGCCAGGTTTACGTTGCCAAGCATCCAGAGGGAAGAAACAGGGCAAGCCTGTTACATCCGAATGCCACCGCGCATAACAAAGCGCGGAGCCATAGGGGAATTGAAAGGATGACGAGACTTAGCCGTTTTGTGGAACTGACGTTGGGACTTCTTCTGGGGGACTTTTTGGCGCTTCATCATGGGGGCAACCTCCGGTTAGAAATACAATAAGTTGAGCAGTAAGAATAATAATCTGAAGGATATCCATAAGGCAAGACCTAAGTATCGAGCATAGGTAATTATACATATAACGCGCGCGTAATCGCACACGGAATTTGTAGAATAATAACAATAGGAATTGTAAGAGTAAGAGAGAGTAAGTAAGAGTAAGACACAAGGGGAAAATACCCCGTTGGTGTCAGCAGGAACAGTTACATCAAGTAATAACTGTTCCTGAGAGCCACCAGAGTGGCATAAAAAAGGCATCGAGGAGATGCCTAGCGCAAAAGCCGCAGAAGAGGGCATTATAGCCCGAAATAAAAAAGGCCGGTAGGGGTACCGGCCTTAGTGACTGAATTTAAGCCCTAAAAGGATTTTAGGGCTTCTCTTCAGTCTTTGGGGGAGCAACAGGGGTTGCTAAGCCGAGTTTAACAAGAGCCTCGTTAGGAGTAGATTCAGACAGACAATACTCGACAAAACGAGTAGGGTCATTCTGGAAACGAAGACGTAGAGCAGCAGGCATGCCAGCAAAAGTAGATTTAGCCGCAGCGATGCGATCCATAGATGTTTTGAAATCTGGAATGTCAAGCATATCGCGATAGGCAGCACCTTTAGCAGCATGGTCAACAATACCAGTGCGCATAGCAGACTTAACAATGCGTTTAATATCACATTTGGATTTGTGGTGCTGCTCAGTGAGAACAGGTGTACCAGTGAAATCAATAGCGTGAGGGCGTTTAATTTTAGACATATTAGCGACTCCAATGTTTGCGGGCAGGGGGTTTACGGGAACCATCAGCTGGGTTTTTAGACCTAGAATCAGGGTTTTTAAGGGGTTTGTCACCACCTTTTTGTTTATAAGACTCAGTGAAATCACGGAAGAAACGACCAGGATTTATGATACTCATAGCATCATCACCAGTCTCAATAGCCTTTTCAAGATCATAGAGAGAGAAACCGCCGACTTCACCGAATTTACGATAGGGAGAAAGTTTGCCTTCTTGAGATTCAACATCAAGGCCAGCAGAACGAGCATTAGAACGAAGGAGATTTAAGTTCTCTTTGACAATTTCAGCCTGGTTGGCAAGATTAGAAAGCTCAAAGCGTTTTTTCTCATTGTCAATATCAAAGCCAGCAGTTTGGGCATCAGCAAGATCAGCTTGAGCTTCTTTAGCATCAGTATCAGCAGCAACATTTTCGAGTTGCTTAGCAAGTTGTTGCTTTTGCAAAGACAATTGATTGAGATGTTGAGCAGAGGAAGCAAAATCAGTGGACGGAATAGTGGGAGCAGAAGGAGTAGAAGAGCCACCAAATTTGGCCGATAGAACAGGATTTAAGCCAGCACGTATAAGGTCTTGGACTTCACGCCAGTGAGCAGTAGAAGACATAGACTTAGAAAAATGCATTGAATCCTTGGCATTTTCACGACCCATATAGGCGTCAATACCAGAAGAGCCAAGAGCACCAGCAGTACTAAGAGCAGTACCAAGTTCAGCACCCATAAATAGCTCCAGAGTAAGGGCATGCCTGGTTAAAAACGTAGAACATGCCACAGCAAGAACAAAGCCAATAGTGACCGGGAATCATTAGAAGCGACCCAGAGAAGCCGGTACACCATACAAAGGCATAGGACGGACAGCACGGAAATTGAAGTAAAAATCACCGATGAATTGTGGAGTCTCAGGAGTAGCAGTAACAGCGAGAACACGATCAATAGGTGGGTTATCTTGAATAAATGTGTCATTCAATAATGGCAAAGAAGAAAATTCTTGGGCCAAGTGCCAAGCATCGAGAGGAGCGGTAGCAGTAGAACGATAATGGCCGCAAATCTGAGAAGGTTTATAACGAAGTTCAGCATAACGTTCTTGGTAACCAAAGACGAGTTCATCTTCACCAGAACCACCGGTAACACCTTGACAATAAATTTCTTTATTGAGAACAGCTTGTTCACCAAGTTGAGCGAGAGTAGGCCAGTACATATCGAGCTTATCACGACGAGACCAGAGCTTGTTTAAGCCTTGCTGGTAAGTAAGATCAGCACGAACATTAACATAGCCAATAACATAGCCATGTTCAGTAAAGGATTTAGTAAAGCCATGGCGTTGGAAAGCACCAACAGCCATACCACCGAGAGCGCCGACAGAAAAATCGGTAGAACCGCCGGGAGCATTTGGGTTAGTAGTGTTAGCAGTAGAAGCAACAGGATTAATATTAATACGAGAAGAACCACCACCGAGATATTCAGGACGCTGGAGACGAGCATCATCAGAAACAACACCGAAGTGAGAGCGGATAATTTCAGTGTAACGAGTACCGCCACGAGCATCACGCTCATATAGAGCTTGTAACTGGATAGCTTCACGGAATTGTGAAATAGTAGCAGCGACAGCATTAGTTAAGTCAGCACGAATATTAGGGAAACCAGCATTGTTTGGATCTTCTTCAGCATGGAATTGAAAGTTTGCAGCAGAATCACCGACAAGAGCAGAATTGGTATAAGTAACAGTACCAGTACCATCTGTTTCATGAACAGAGACACCGGCAGCACCATAAACTTGGTTATCTTTACCAATACCAATAATTGGAGCAGAAGTGCCGAGAGGTAAGAATACATCAGGGCCTTTTTGTGGCCAAGGTAGGCAAGAAGTAAAGTAATCATGGCGTTTACCACGGCGAGTAAGAACATAATCATCTTCAGGATCAGGGCCATCAGAACGTGTAAAAGGTAGAGAATCTTGAAGATTTTGATCGCGGAACCAACTATTTATAATTAAATTGTGAGCACGCAAAGGAAGAACATTAATATTATCACCCTGAAGAAAATCAATATTTATAGGGAGACCAAAGTAATCTTGTAAAGACTGCGGAGCGAAAGAAAATAGAGTTGCAGGATTAGAGTCAGAAGCAGTAAGAATAGGAAATTCAAAATCAACAGAATCACCTGGATTATCTTGTTCACCCATCATACGAACAAAGTTATCCCAGACAAGACGAGTAGGGACAAAGAAGAAGAAGGTCTCCATATGTAGATTATCCATCACTGGATAGAGTGGAGTAGCCATACGAACAAAGCCGTTGGCATCAACGGCAAAGGTATCACCTGGAATCACTTCATCACAGAAAATAGGGACAATGTAACCAGAGTTAAAAG